ACATGTGGGCGCTGAGACATTAGTCGCAGCGCTAATTCATCATTCAACGGGGGTACCGGATCATAGAATGATAAAAGAGGTTTGTAAGAAAAGAGCAAAGTTCCGTAGTAGAATTGGGATGCAGCGATATTGATTTGTAAATGCAAATTGCAATTGATGAAAGCATAGTTGTCAAGTTTGCGCTTGATCCTTGCATCATTGAAATACAAGTACCAAGGAACAAACTCAACATCCATACTACCACCATCTGCCCATGTATTCGTATAAATACGAACTGGGCGGGACAAAAATTCTGCTAACGAAGCATCTGTTGAGAAACCGTCCAAATACGTCGGATCAGTAAGTGGACTACAGGTGACAACCTCAGAGACTGCACCGTCACGTTGAGTGAACGTTTCAATCTTAGAGACTACCTCCTTTTTTGTGCTCAAGTTATAAGGCTTGAGCTCGCCTGTATCGGAGTTGGAAGCAAGTCGATCATAAAAGTGAGTGGGCGACTCAACCCATCCCACAGTTTGTGCGCTCTCGTGGGTTCTGCCAGTCCCATCCCTAAATAGGGCTTTCGGAAAATAACCAGGCAAAGTTTCCTCGTCAAAAGCCTCACACGTTCATATAAGAGCACACCATGAACGTGCTGGTAATCCAGACGACGAGGGGGTGTTTTTGGTTTACATTCGGACCTACACCCAAAGGCCCTTCTACAGTTTTACCGCTTGCTGGCGGGACAGTTTAACGACATGACGGTCGTAACCATCTACTTGGAGCGTACAGCCTTTGATGCCTCTTTCCACTGTGTCACTAATTCGTGCCACGTTGGAAAAGTCGATTTAACGACATAACGAGACATTCCATGGTCAGAAACTGCTTCCTTCAAGAGCTTCACTTTGCTCACGAAAGTTTCTCGACCATAGAAAAAGTACTCACGCACGGCAGCAGAAATCACTGCTACCATTTGCTCACTTTCTGAGATTGTCCTAGAACGCACCCATACAGTGAGCATCTTTTCAATGGATTGGTGATCAAGAGGACAAGCATAATCCCCCAACTCCTTCTCGAATCTCCACTTTCTCTTCAAAAAAGTGGCATCGTCTATCGGAATATAGGGGACTGACTCAGCCTCCTTATCATCCATAGTATAAGTGATATCGATCTCAGCCAAAGTGGCTTGAATCGTGGTGTGATTAAACCAG